TCTGCTTTCGCAGCAGCACCACCTGTGTCTCGTCACCTTAACCAGCTATATGCCAGAAAGTTTATTCAGTCACTCCCTTTAGGAACCGTCGTTCCATGCCATCAGAGGGATTTGAACCCCCGACCTTGGCTTTACAAAAGCCCTGCACTACCTCTGTGCTATGATGGCAACCTAACGAATTTAAAGGCACCGTATTCGGATCCCCATATTCGCTGGTGTGTTTTTTCGTGTAATCCTTTATCAACTACATGATAATCTTTATCATTCAACGTCACTTCATTCTGTACGTAGGTCTTGGTACCATTCCAAGTAACCCAACATTGACAGGTAGAAGTTCCACCAAAGAATGAACTTTTACCTGTCCTCCTCATAATAATATCGCATCCTTCACGATATGTCAACAGGTCATCTGTAATTGTTTCAATTTCCCTACATTCTGCAAATTGAAGAGGATTATTAATCTCATAGTTTTTAAGACGATACTCATCACCTTCTATTTCCTCCACAACATCAATTACAAATTGACGGTATGGACGATTCAAAAGATAATTATAAGCTTGTTCCCCATATATACGATTTTCTCCAATCAAACGATGTTGAACACGTATATGGGCATAACGAGTAGGGTGGGATTGTGCTTGTCTTTTATTATTAAACGTTCCCACCAATAATTCAAGAAATTGACTCATCTGGTAAAACTTCAGGATTAACTATATCTAATTCAAATAGTACTGGATGACATTCTTCAGCGATCAAATAATCTGACCATCTAAAAATGTCTTGTAATGTATATTCAGGATTTATTGCTGCTTCAGATAATATCCACTTATCTTGCTTCTGTTGAAGTGTCAGATCATCTATAGCAAATGGTATCTCTTGAATGAAATACATTAAGACTGGTTCTTTATCAACAAAGACGTGTCTCTTATCTACATGATACTTGAAACTCATGATAATGTCAAGTTCTTTTCTCTATTTAATAATTTTAATTTTTTAATTAGAGAATTACGACGTGCTTTTGCTTGACGTAGTGCTTGAGGTTTTAGACTACGCTTTGCATCTTTATTAGAATGGTGTTGCCAGTTTGGGGTAGTCATTGCCCTAGTGTATAATTAAACTTATTATATACTATGATTTATCATTTGGGCGATTTGGAGGGACAATTTTTAGATTGGACTGCCCTTTAATCCATGCGGTAAGTTCTGGGGTCTCTTCCCATTCCCAAATTTGATTATGCTGAGGGTTCTTTTTCTTAAGGGTGTATAGTTGCTTTGCCATGTTGATCTCGCATATAGTAGAATTGTAATTGACTTCTAAAATTTTGTCAAGTGTCTTAAGGTTTCCTTTAAAGTTCCTATGTGATCTGATCCTATAGTAATCTGTGGAAAACTTGCATCTCCACCAAATTCCATTTCAAATTGAGTCTTGTCAAAATGAGTATCTAAAACGTATTCTCTAAAATCTACATCTTGACTTTTGAGTAATTGTTTGATACGATCACACTCCTGACATCCACTTTTGGTGTAAATTGCAGCTTGTTTAGTCACGTTGCCTCCAGTCATCAGACCTTTCTTGATGAAACCATTCTACCACATCTTCTGGTTTATAGAAACCCCTTCTGTGATTCCCTTGATCGGGGTCGCCTATATCAAGAGAATTAAGAAAAGACTCGTCTGGATTTGTACTCATCCGACGAGCCTTGTTTAGCATACCTCTAGCAGAGGTGTTTGCTTTTGATAATTTTTGTGCCCATATCATGTCGCTCATACTTACTTCTGTTCCCGATGCAATGTCCTTACAGATTGCTTCCAATCTTAGACGATATTGAGTAGAAAGCATATAATAGTTGTAACTAAAATATGTAGCATAAAAAAGGGGGTCGTTAGACCCCCCTGTTATTATTTCATAAAGAAATAAGATTTAGAACTTGAACTTAGCACCAACTTTAGCACCGTATCCGTTGTCTGTATCTCCTTCAGCAGTTAAGAATGAAATCTCACCGTAAAGATCAAGTGATTCAGAAACAGGAGCTCCAAGACCTGCTTTACCAGAGAACTGAGTCTTAGTTCCGTCTACGCCGTCTGTAGCAAGAACTACTGGACCGCCTTGTAGATAGTATGCAGAAGAACCTACAGTTCCTTCGTAACCGATATGAACGTCTGTAGCTGCACCTGTGTAGTCGCTACCTGTAAGTGATGCATTCGTTTCTACATTCACATAAGGACCAGCAAAAGCTGCACCAGCGAATAAGAATGGAGATGCTGCAACTGCAGCGATTGTTGATTTGATAGACATGTAAATTTTACCTATATGTTTACTTGCGGAGTGATTACCCGCAGATGTTGGATAAGTTTTCCTTATCGCATAATATAATTTATCACCACAATACATAAATTGTCAAGGGGCTTGTGCCAGTTTGTGATCAGTATCGCTTATGAATCAGTTAAGATAAATTAATGACCCTGTGACCTTAACGATTCCTGCTGCCTTGAGATCTAGTGTAGACTTAGAATCAATCGTTGCTTTAGCAGCATCTAGCTTGAAATCAGCAGATTCAACATCCAATTGTGCGGTTTTCACAGTAGTTTTAGCAGACTCTAACCCTAAATCTGCACTTCTAATATCCATAGGACCTGGTGAATTTATTGCAACACCAGCAACACCAGAGTACATTGCTCTTGTTGTTGTGGTTATTTTAAGACCATAAGTTCTATCTTTTATTAACAAACCAGAACCACCTATAGAACTCATGTGTATATTTCCTAACGCTCTTAAAGCATAATCACCAAGAACTTTATGGTTCATACAACCAGCTGAAATTACGTTTGTGGAAGATCGTGGATCAAATTTGACATCAGAAGATTCTCCTGCACCAAATCTCATGTCCTGTCCTACTGTAATTTCTTTCTTATTAATCTGTGCTGTAGTAAGAGATGCTGCTGCCATCTCTATATCACCTTGAGCTTGTAATTTAATAGACTGACCATTAAGAACTAACTCTTCTGTTGCTTCAATTAAAATCTTTGCTGCTTTGAGATATCTTGTACCACCAATAGTTTCTTCTACAATATCTCCATAAGCAAGAACATTTAATGCCTGTCCTTCATTTTCAGATCCACCAGAATTATACTGAATATTAGATCTTTCATAATGTATCTGTTGTTGACCATATGTTTTGATACCCAACATACCAGTACCAGCAACATCAGTCTTCTCTCCTGTTATAATTCTAACGTTACCTTTATTGTTTAATACAATAGCAGAATCTGCTGGTCCATCAATCCTAAGTGCACATGTTAAATTATCAGGCAGCATTCTCTCATAGATCTCTGATCTAGTGAGACTACCTTTCCATGCTGTCCTAAATTTAGGACCACTTGACAATTCCTGAGTTTCATCAGGGGTTGTCTGTTTAAAGATATTAGTTGGATATGTAGAAGCTGGAAATTCCATTATGGACAATCAATATACTGACCAGTACCAATCTTAGTAGCACCAACTGTTGCTAATGCATTTGTATCTAGACATGCTAGTGATGGAAGTAGTCTAGCACCATAACCACCTCCTCCAACAATATTAATATTAGGGAATCTACTAAATGTTATTTCTCTATTTAAAATACGAGCACCAATAACAAAACCATCATCATTTATAACAGCTTCTGCAATACCTAATTCACCATTAACATATAAATCAGGTGCTGTAGTATATCCTATACCTGGTCTAAGAATAGTAAATGCATCTATTATACATCTTACATTTTTATCTTCTGCTAAATTTTTCTTATAACCAAATCCTGAAGATTGAATTCTTATCTCTGTTAGGAATCCATCTGAATCTAACAGACCAGTAGCAGTTGCTCCACTACCTTCACCACCGATAAAGACATAAGGTGGTTCAGCCCAAGGATCACCAGGACTATCAATAGGTATTTCTATAATACCACCACTATCATCTGTTATAACATCTCCTATATCAACAGTTGGTGGTCTAAAGTCTTGGAAAACAGTCTCAGGAGAATCACCTAAACCTTCATCAAAATCATTAATATTTTGATCATCTGTAGTAATAAGAACATCAACAGATGCACCTTTACCTGTAATACTAAAGATTAAAGTCTCTTCATCTTCCACTGTAGTATCATCTGCAATACCAACAGTTACCTTAGAACTATTGTTATTAACAATGAAACTACCAGTTAACTGACCACCTATAATATCTGTACTGGTTATATTTGTTCCTGATAAGTTATAATACACAATAGATCCATCTACAACATTAGTTGTAGTGATAGTATAAATTATAAATTCATCTTCAGGACATGTAGTTCTATTAGCAACTACAGTATAAGTTGGTGTGGGATCTATACCAGTGTCATCTCCACTGCCATCATCACCTGGTGGATCGTCAGGGAAATTATCTTCATTTGGTTCATCAATAGGTTCAAAAGGATCTACTGGATCTGAAATATATGGATCATATGGTTCTTTAAGGTCTTTTTCAACAATTGTAGCTTTACCAATGTTATTAGTAAACATCGTCATGATATCACTATCATCAACAGGAGAATTAGTTCTTAATCTCATAAAGAAAGTTTCTTCAAACTCTTTAATTGAATCAGTTATTGTTTGTACGGTAATAGTCTTCTCTGTTTCTCCTATATTAAATCCAAGAATACCATCCTCTTTCAAATAATCAACTCCAACAGTAGCTGTACCTTGTTTATCAAGAGTTTTATATGTAATTGAAGAAGATACTTCTAGATAACCACTTCTAGTTACAGTAAATACAGCAGCATCACCTTCAGTAACTTGAATATTATTAATATTGTAGACTAACTTCTTTTGAGTAGGTAGTTTAGGAACACCTCCTGTGAATCCAACTGTAGTTACATCTAATGGTCTACCAGTATATGCATCTTCACAAATATATTGTGTATAATCTGCAGGTGTATCTCCAAAGAGATTATCTAAACTATCCAATAAACCATCTAAGAAATCTCCATCGTCTTGTTTCTTCTTCTCTCCAGTTGTGCATACTGTATCATACTTAGCACATGTTTGATCTGGACCTGAGCAAGAAATACCAAGAAGTTTTAAAACATAGTTAATTGCATTACCTATAAGATTAAAGGGAACTGCTATTGCTCCAAGAATATCGCTTAACGGACCTAAAATGCTATTAAGCAATTCAGTCATTAACTGTTGGATCTTAGAAATGATACCATTAACTAACTCATCAACCTGACATATAGCATTACGATATATCTGACTTAGGTAACTCATCAATACATTGGTTAACCATGCTGCTAATCTATCTCCAAGATCTGCCATCTTACAACCAAGATCTTTAAGAAGTTTGTTAAACCACTCTGTAATTGGAGTTAACGCATTACCTGTTTCAGAAGGACGTAATACTGCTTTAACTAAAGCATCAACTGCCTTTTGTATCATTGATACAATATATCCCTTTACTCTTGCCAGAAATTCACGTGTAATATAAATTGCTTTATTTACTGTACTTCTAGCTTTACCTACACCATTAGTAAGTCCACCAGTATACTTGTTTACATAATAAGTTCCTATATTACCACCACTATCCTGAACATCTTTCAATAGTTGACCAACAACTGTGGTCATCTTACCTTTAAGATCTTGATCCTTACATTTCTTTGCTGTCTCTTGACACCATTCTTCTTGTTTAATAGAAGCTTTCTTCTTTGTTCCTAGACTAACTCTTTCATTTCCATTACCATCTTTAATTCCATCAGATATTCCACCACCAGTTGCATTTACTGTTCCATCAACCTCTTTATCCACTGTTGGTGTTCCATCAGTATTTGGATTTAGAGCATTACTATCTGTCTTTATTGCAGTTATAAATCTATTATTGTTATTAGGATCTTCCTCATTAATAACAGTTGTGGAACCTGGAACTGTACCTATTGAACCCATGATTATGGGTTTTTGTTTATCATTGTCCAAATAAAAACCAATGACCCAACATCCTGAAATTAACTGGGGATGTGCTCCACCAGTATTTCCAGGCATGAAGGGTACATTGACAGGCATCATCACAGTTGCCCATGGCAAATTTTTAGTAGGCAGCAGATTTTTATCCTGAGGATGATCCCCAACGATTGCTACTTTATAACGGTAACCACCTTTGTTGTTTTCCTCATCAGAGGCAGTACCTTCTATTTGCCCAACCCACCAATTGAATCCATCAGACCCAATCTTATTGGATGGTATTAACTGTGATAATTTCTGATCCATTTAATCATCGTATACTAAACACTCTGGTTCGTCAGGGTGCATATCACAGAAGAGCTCTAATGCGTTGGGATCGTGGTGATCTCCTGCCTTGATCTCATCTTTATGATGCTCTGCATACTCTTCTAGTTCATGTAGTTCCTCTTTAGCATGTCTGCGTGCTGCAGGGTTTGCTTGTGGATCATCAACGATTTCTTTATCTTTTTGAATGTGATCTTCTATTGATTTCATAATAGGGAATACCTCCTTATATCATTATTTAGTTCCATGTCCAGAATCTGAATCCTTCAGACCATAAGAATCTCTCATGAGACGAAGGGTTGTAAGAAATCTACCATTTGTACCTTGAGTTTTATCATATGTATGAGTTGCCTCTTGAATGAGGTATAATCCACTGCTTTCTATATCAAATGGTTCTCTCTTAGCTTCTATATCTGGTAACTTGTTTACTAGTCTAACATCAATTTTGTCTCCTGCACATATTTCAGCATTCCCAGGTATTACGATGGTGCATTGTTGATTCTTTAACAATTGATACCTTGCAAGAGACTGAGCTGCATAAAACTTTTGCCAATCTGCAAATACAGTTGGTTTCTTTGCACCATCCTTAGGGTTTACAGAAGCAATATTTGGTTCATTATACCAAGTTTCATGATCTAACATCATAGACATAACCCTTGAGTGTTGATCGGATAGTTCACTCTGATTTACAGGGATCAAAGATACACTTTCTTGTCCACCAAGATGTGCCATATTATCATAACTACTCTTAATTTTATAATTGTACTCTTCATATTGACCAGTAGAATGATTAAAGAACACTACTTTACTAGAATACTTACCTTTTCTTAAGGATGACATCAAATCAATTTCAGAATCAAATACAGATTCATATACAGTAAATCTATCATCAGAACCATCCTCCTGATTGCCTATTTTTTCTACGTATGGTCCCCATGATTCAGATTTAAGTTTTGGAGCAGCGAATGTACCACCTTTTTTATCACATAAAGCATCAACAGAAAAGAAATTGTATCCTCTTCTACTCTCCCAGAAGAAAAATCCACTAGATCCTCTAATCTCCTCTATACTTTCATCATTAGAGGTATTAGAATTATTTGTACTTTGATATGTTCCTTTAGTAGAAACAGCTTTGATTGCTAATGAAGATATAATATCAAAAGGTCTCCTTCTATTAGGAAGGAATTTAACCTCAAACATAGATGGTTCAGAGAAAAATGTTTTTGATGATAATAATGAATTTGATACTAAATTTTTAACAATCTTCTCTGGATTGCCTTCCTGACGAGTTAATATTCTTGTACCTTCATTGATAAGAGCTTCTTCTGATATCAAACCTATAGTATATGCCTGTTTTTTCTGTCTAGCATAACGATTACCAATTTTCCAAATAACAAAACTATATTCAAACGCTTCATCTCTAATACTAGTGTCAACTTGAATTAATACCTTTTCACAACCCTGAATAGGCATACCTTGTAATAATCCACCACTATCAACTACTTCCATTGTTGCAGAAATAAATGGAGAAGTAATATCTTCAACATAATTAACTGCAGCAACCAATTGCTTAATCTCTATTGGTTTATCCTTTCCTTGAGGAAATATCCTTACAGATTTTAAACGAAAATCCGTATTAGACTGAAATTTTGACATTATGATAATGACCTCAATCCCATTTCTTGGAATACATCAGTTCCAGTATCAGAAGAACTAATACCAAAAGGCATAGATGGTGTAGCATTACCACCAGTATTTGATCCAGAACCCATTTCAGAACCAGTATAATAATTATTGATTATATTCACACCACCAACTGACTCCATAGAAGCTAATCCTAATGCATTTGCTTCACTTTCAGCACCAGGTCCAAGAAGACTAAGCATTTGACCCTCTAAATCTTTAGTATTCTTACTCTGATTAAAAACTCCTCTTAGTGTACTATTAGTCTTAGTTGGTTGACCATATGAATTTCCAGGAAACGATGCCCATACTGGAGAAAGTTTATTAATAACATCATCACTTAAACCTTCTGATCTAAGAAGTTCAGGAGTTACTCCCTTTTCTCTAGCTAAGAACAATGCTAATTGATCTTGAAATTCTGGTGTAAACATCTGTTTAGAAGTATCAGCTCCCATTCTATGAGCATGTTCCTTAAGATGAGTAAATTGATATTTACCAACAGCAGCAGAATTTCCACCATTAAACTGACCAAGACCTGCTTTTAAAAATTCACCTTGTAAGTCATGCATCTGATCAATTGTTCTTCCAGATAAATCACCACCAAAATTTTGATGACCAAACCATGTATTGTATCCTGGATTTCCTTCAGCAAATGATATGGTATTTAATAATGCCTTTTCCTTATTATTATTTTTACCAAAGAAACCACCTCCAGCAACTTTAACATTAAATGAAAGTGGATCAACACCAGTAGAATTAATCATTTTTTCTCTTGCACCAGGAATCAATACAGTTTCCCCTTTGGTTAACAGTGCAGGAACCTTATCTATACCAGGTGTGCCTTCTACTACACCACCTGTATTAAAAGGTGTAACTCCCATATCTCTACCAATCAATGCAGCATCAATTCCAACAGATGCAGCAGTTCCGAAACCTGGAACTGTTGATGCAGCACCAGATGCTAACTCAAGAGCAGCACCAGTAAAATCACCTGCCATCGCTCTTTGAGCAGCAAATATAGCACCAAGACCTAATCCAAGTAAAGGAATTTTCTTTGCAAATGCTTTTCCTAAACCTTTTTTCAAAATACCCTTACCTGTTTGTTTAATACCAAGTTTCGCAGTTTGTCTTACACCAAATTTTTTAATTGAATTTGCAGCAGTTTTAGTAGCAAATCGTTTTGCAAATTGTCTTCCACCAATTCTTGCTGCTACTCTAGGTACTACTCTTGATAATCCTCTTTTACCAATAGCTTTAGCTGCACCACCAGCACCCATCAAACCCAAAGCACCACGTACTAATCCACCACCTCCTCCAGCACCTTGTTCTTTTTTCAATGATTCATAAGGAGTATTCCAAGAATTATCATATCCTTGCTCAATCTGATTTTCTTCTGCTTTAGATAATGCTCTACTTGCTAATTTATCTGCCTGTTCTCGTTGACTTACAGCAATTGACTTTTGTGCACTTGTTTGATCTTTTGTAGCTTGAACCAAACTTAAAGTAACAAATGTTAGTCTATCAACTGCTTGAACTACTTCATTATCAGATCCACTACCAAGAGCAGTTGCAGATGATGATAATTTAGCAAATAATGACTCATTATCTACTACTCTTTGTGCTGTAGTATCAAAAATTGCATTAGCAGCACTAGGTTCTGGTTTTAATCTACCTGCACCAAAATTAACAATATTTTTAGCAAGAGATCCACCCATTGCTTCAGGATTAATCCCTCTATCACTAGCAATAGATTTTTGTGCACCTCCATCAAGATTAGCAAATGTAGAACCCCCTAAAATAGCCTTTGGATCTTTCGCTCCTTCTAACAATGCTACTTCTTCAGCTAAATTAGGGGCATTTTCCTTTTTTGCGTCTCTATTGTTCAAATAGTCACGTATAGCACTAACCATATTCCCAAAATTGGGTCTATGTCGGTTTGCACCTCTTGAGTCTTTATATGATAGAAATCCGTGTGCCATTATCTTTTCTTTGCTGCTTCTTGTTGTTGCTTGAGTTGATCCAAGTGTTGCATTAGAAGACTAGTATAAACTTGTCTTTCCCATGGCATCATATTTTCAATTTCACTCAAGCTATATTTATGGTGTTGCATCAAAGCAAAGTTAGTTTTGTAGTATCCCTCTAGCGTTTGATGGAAGAGGGCTATCCGAAAAAATTGGCTAACCCCATAATAACAAATTCCGACGTTTTTCCTGTATTTGGATTTTTCACCGTAAATTTATGTTCCATACGTGGTGATGATGCAAAGAATTCCTGTAATTGTTCAAATTGACTGTTTGTGAGACCTTCTATAAACTCATTAAATTCTTTCTTACTAGTAGTAGAAGAATCATATACATCCTCTTTATCAAATATCTGATCTACACATCCAGCAACTAATTCTACAATTCCATCTGCAGTAGGTGCAGCTCCCATAACAGAACCAGTAATAAATTCACTCCAACCAGCATGTTTCATAATTACACCCATATCATCACTAAGCATAATCTTAGGATCATATTTTGGTGGTTTTGTTACCTTTACTTCAGTTAAATTTAGATTATATGGAACTTCTGTGGTATTGTCATCTTTGCAAACAACTTTCATTTCAACAACATCACCAACAGAAACTGCACGGATATTTAAGAAGATATACTCTAAATCAAAAATTGGCAAATCCTCTAATTTTATTCTACTAGTAATACAACCCTTCAATAAATTCTTAACTGCCTTTTCTATTTCTTTTTCGTCATTTGTCTCTAATGCCAACAAAAGGAGTTTTTCTTCTTTTACAACAAATGGACGATATTTAATTTTCTTCCCATTTGAAGGGAGTTCCAACTCATAGGTTGGTAAAACAACTTTTGGTAATGCCATTAAAATGATTTCAAGTCATATATTTATATATGCGACTTTTTTGACCAAAAATATACGGAATAAATTTTCCCAGTTTTGTGGAATTAGAAAATACTTTTTGCTGAGGCTCCTGTGAATGAAGGCAAAATTGATATCTTATCAAGAGATGACACATCACCTCTAACCCCTTTAATATTCCTCTCAATGGTGTAATGTCTTTGATATTTAAACTGTGCTGTTACTTTTGTTACCTGACTAGAACCAAACTGTAAAGGAACCGCATCAATAGCATATGGAAATGCTTTTTCTAAAACATATGTTATTGGTTGTCTTTGTATTGCAGATTGCGGACCTGTTTCTGTTTTTGTTATCTTTATAGTTGCTGCATAATCATCTTTGTATGCTACCCTTGTTGTTCTATTTTCTGTCAAATTCCCATCACCATCTAAAATTTCAGGAAGTATAACTCCTTCTTGAAGATTACTTTCACCAAATATTGATCCATACCATAAATTTAAAAATTTTAATACTTCTAAGTTTGCATCTAAAGCAAATCCTAATTGTAACTCTGTAAATATTCTTGTATGAGGATAATCAACAGATCCTACACCTGTGTAAAGACCAGTTTGCGTACCAGTTGCAGTGTTAATATTTGGTAATTGTGCTTCGTCACAGAACATGTGTAGATAGTCAGATTCCAAGCTACCATTGACAGGTTCAGGGAGATCTTCAATCTCAACAATAAAGTTATTAGCAAAGGACATTCCCCCTTGCTTTGATATAGTCTGTAAAAACTTCGGTATGGTCACACTAAATACCTATATTGGTACATTTATATTTATGGCATACTCTGGGAAATATAGACCTATTAATCCCAAAAAGTATCGTGGTAATCCAACTAGAGTTATCTACAGATCACTATGGGAACGCAAGTTCATGGTATTCTGTGATAATAATCCCTCCATTATGGAGTGGGGTTCTGAAGAAATAATAATACCATACAGAGCACCTGATGGTAAAGTGAGAAGATATTTTCCAGACTTTTACATAAAGGTTCGTGAGAAGTCAGGACAAATAGCAAAATATGTTATTGAAGTTAAACCCAAGAAACAAACTAAACCACCCTATGATAAGGACAAAAGAACTGCTGCCTATAGACGGGCTGCCCTGACGTTCGCTAAGAACCGTGCCAAATGGGACGCTGCTCAGGACTTCTGTGAAGATAGGCAGATGAAATTTTTAATACTAACAGAAGACCACTTAGCGGTATGAAACAATGGCAACTGGATTTGCATCCATCCAGAGAAATACAGTCAATAAGACTGCTGGATATAAAACCCTGTTTGAGCGAGTAACAGCAAAAACAGGTGGAGAGAAGAAATCACTCTCTTGGTATAGATCTGCTGTAAAAGCAGAAGCTAGTGTATATAAGAAAAATTTCGGAAAATATATTTTAGATGAGAGACGGGATAATATAGGATCCGTAAAATCACAAGATGAAAACGAATTACGACAATATACTGTACAAGGACATCTTTATATGTTTGAGTACAAAGCAAAGATGAAATGGTTACCCTATTATGATAGGTTTCCATTAGTTTATGTGATTAAATCATTAAGGAATGAATTTTGGGGTGCTAACCTCCATTACCTACCTATAAAAAAGAGATTGCAAGCTACTAGGAAACTAATGCAAGGTAGAGTTGACGTACCTAAGGCATGTTTCCATAAATACTTACAACCTCATGTTGAAGGTCTGTTAATAGATCTTGCTGAAGATGAATGGGATACTGCAGTCCTATTACCAACAGAAGATTTTGTGAAGTATACTCATGGTGCCATGTTCCCAATAGATAAACAAACTGTCTGGGAGGAAGTCAATGACACATACTATGACAAACTAAAGGGCGTTAGAATAGTAAAAAGTTATTAATCATGGGACAAGGAAATAAAGATAGAAAATCTTATCTATCAAATAAAAATGAAGAAAAATCTGTTGATCCTAAGAAAATCTATCTTGGATCTTATGGTCCACCAGAAACTAACTATGAGAATGCATCTCTTCGTTATCCATCTGATCAGGATATTGGAATTAATAGTGACTATGTTTTATTTGAATTTAAAAAATACAAACCTCCTTTTCAAAATGCAACTAGAAAATCAGACAAGGGTGATGGAACCCAAGAGAAAGCACAACATGGTCAGTATGATTATAATAGAGCAGGTGAATATGAAGATGCTGAACCAGAATATAAAAGTATTATAATGTACATGCCAGAAGATGTATCTACTGGTTTTAAAGGTAATTGGGGTGGTAAAGCGTTCAGTACATTTGGAGCTGACGCAATGAGAGCAATGGGTCAAGCTGGTGTTGGAAATAAAATTGCTTCAACATTAAAAGTTGGTGGAAATCAATTAAAGAAAGCTGTTCAACTTGGTGGTGCACAAGTAATTAGTGATGCAATAAAAGGTATAACAGGAGATGTAATAAGTAATGATGATATATTTGGTTCTATATCTGGAGCAATATTAAATCCTAATACAGAATTATTATTCAGTGCAGTTGATATGAGAAACTTTCAATTGCAATTTCAATTAGTTCCTAGAAATGGAGGAGAAGCAGATATTGTTAATGAGATAGCACAAATATTTAAGATGTGTACTCTACCAAAAAGAGATCCTGGCAACGTACTTGGTTCAAATAACGATGCGATTGACGCAGCTTTCATTGGTGTACCAAATCTTTGTAGAGTTTCTTTTATGCGTGGAGCAGAAGAACATGATGTTCTACCAAGATATAAAATGTGTGCTGTAACTGGTGCTGATGTAAACTATACACCTGATGGAACCTATGCTACATACCCTGATGGACAACCAGTTGCAATGCAATTAAAAATAAATTTCCAAGAGACTAAGATTGTCTTTGCTGATGAAGTTCAAAGCGGAGATATAAGATAATGTATTTCTCAATTATTCCAAACATCTCATACGATGAGAAACCAATCAAATATCCATTCTCTGAATCAGACTATGTAACTGCTAAGAATTTCTTTCGTAGATACAAAGTTAATGATGATGTATTTTCTAATGCAGTATACTTTAAAAAATATACTATAGTAGATGGAGAACGTCCAGACTCATTAGCTGACAAATTATATGGTGATCCTTTTTATGACTGGATCATATTAATAACAAATAATATGGTCAACGCACAATATGATTGGCCAAAGAGTAACTATGAAGTATATAAAATTGTAGAGAGTGAGTATGATGATCCATACTCAGAGATTAGTTACTATGAAACTTCTGCTATTGGACAATTTGGTGCTGGTCTACGTGTAGATGAGACTTTTTACAACGGTACTCATAAAGTATACATTGATGGTGCTGCAACAACAAAGAACGGTAATGAAATTTGTACTCCTGTTACTGTAGCAGAGGACTGGCAAAGACAAAACGAGGAGAAGAGAGAAATATATATTCTAAAACCACGTTACGTACAGTCATTTGTGGATGATTTTAGGAAGCAAAATAAGTACAAGAAGTCAAGTAACTATATAAGTCAGCGTCTTAAAAAAACATTATGATATTTTGGATTGGATTTTTTGTTATGTTCTTCAATGAAGGATTTGTTATGATGAGACACGTTTCACCGTGGTTCTCAAGACTAAGAGATAAACTTATGAAGAGGTTAGGTGACAAAGGTTGGTGGAGACTGCATGGTACCCTAGATTATACTTGGATGGGTCTTGTCACACTAGGATTAATAGTAAACTCTAATAGAATATCACATCTAATAGCTTTAGGTATCTTTTGGGGTGCATCGTTTTTAATATTTTATTTTCCAAGATACACAAAAAGATTTTTGGCAAAAAAATACCCCGAAAAATTTTCGGGGTTTTAAGGAATTCAATTAACAATTTTCGTTCAGACCTTCTGCCATCTGTCCACCAATGTCTGCACCTTGATTGCCACCAAACATTGCTACCCAACCTGCAGCTACCCAACCAATGAAGGGGATACCAGACAGAGCAGGAGCAGCAGCAGTGCCAACACTGGTACCAACCAATCTACCTGTTCCTTTTGCTGCACCGACTGCTTCTATACAGGCGACAGTCTTATCAGATACTTCACCGCCACCACCTTTTACTATTGTAGATGGATCTTGCCATGATCTCTTGTTGGATACAGGTCCGCCTTGATTGGTCTTACCATCCATGACATACTCTTCAACAACTTGAGTTGTATTGTTTGCTAGTCCTAAGAAACCACCCTTCTGCTTGATGTCCTTAGTGATCATCATCGTCTTGGGATCGTTTGCTTTGTAACTAATATCATATCCATTCTCATTTGCTGAGATACGATAAGATGTATAATCCCCTACTGGAGGATTGAAAGAAGGTATATTACTTGATTGCCTAGTTGCTAGTAATCCTATCATACCTATGTGGGACACTCCAAAGACTGCACCCAAACTAATTCCTAACCATTTTTGCATTGTCATCCTTCCATAACAAATTGTTCTTTATTTATATATCCTAATAGTCATCACTATTAGTATTACTTTCTACCCACTCAGCATTGTTTCTACAGTATGCATCAGCATCTACCTCCATTCTCCAGTGGGTGAGGGTGTGAAGAGTCTGTATCATTACTACCATAAACATAAGCATCACTGGTCCTATCCATAGTGGATGCATTAATATATCTTCTGTCTTTTTCATATTAATAAAAAACCCTCCACATATGTAGAGGGTTTTGTTTTATGGTTTGTCTTGTGTTTCAAGAATAGCATCACGAATAATATTTTTCAACTGTCTACTCTTTTTTCTACCAAGACCAGCAGAGGTATCAATCTTAACTTTAACCCAATAAAGACCGATCAATACCAGAATGAATGGAATGGCATCTGGATATGAGATGTCATTCCATGCTTCAACTAGGTTCATAATTAATCATCATTAGCTAATGATGCAAAGTATGATAGTGCATCATCGTCATCTACTACTGCTTCTTTTTTAACTGGAGATGGTGCTCCAACAGAAACAGGTTGTCTAGTAGGAGGTACAACAGGTTCAAACTCCTCACTGTCCACACTAGTACGAGGAATAGCAACAGGTCGTTGACCTATACCTAGAACGAGATTCAATCTCTTCTCTAGTTCCTCATAAGTTTTGAACTGATCCTTAGAAGTAAATGCTTCTAATGAATATTCTTTTTTCCAGACTGCTTCCAGTTCAGTATCATCTGTAGAAACAGCACTAACACTATCAAACTCACTGCTGTCATAGTTCCAGAATCCTGCTACTTGTTTGATCTTTAACTTAAAGTTTGCACCTTCCCAAAGATCAAATACATTTGTGGGTTCTTCATCTTGGAACTCAGGTTGCATGGCAGCAAGGATCTTATCATGGATCTTCTTACCATACTTGTAAAGGAATACTTTACCTTCGTTCTCAGGATGCTTAGGATCTTTAACAACTAAGATGTTACTGTAATAAGAAAGCTTACGCTTCTGCTTACGAGCAGTATCTTTATCAGAATCATCGCCACTGTTCCAAAGACGACGGTTAACTTCACCAACAGGATCCTTCTCGTTGAGTGTAGTTAAAGAGTTTTCAATGTACCATCCACCAATACCTTGGAAGGCATGTGAATATAGTTTTGCCCATGGAATAGTCTCTCCTTCTGGGGCAGGAAGGAATCTTATAACAGCATAACCGTTACCAGTTGAATCAACTTCTGGTTTCCAGAAGCGTTCGTCTACTTGCTTTCCACTAGATGATTTCTCTAATTCTTTTTGTAAGAATTCAAAATTATTACTGGATTTACGCTTAAGATCTGCAAAGGACATAGATTACCTCGGATTATTTTAGATTTGGTTTTTGAGTCAGAATTTCTCCTGACACTAGTATTTATAGCACATCTGAGATGGTTTGTCAAGCCTCAGATTCTAATTGTGTCTTCATTCCCTTAACTTTCGTTAGTAGTTCATCAAACATAGATTCTATGGTTGTATTAGGTGTTGCACCTAGCATAATAATGCCTTGCTTCATAGAATCTATAACAGATTTTGCTTCTGGGTCATCACTCAACTGAAGACGACCATGAAATATTTTTTGTTTTTCTATCAATTTTTCAAGTGCTTCAAAGTATTCTATCTTTCTTTCTGGATCTAATAGAATAAAATTCATAGCAGATCTGAAACAGAACTGCTGAAGCTCCATCATTTCTTGAATGTCACCACGGACAATCTCTGATTGAAAAAATTTACTGGTCATACTAACATTAATTTTGCTCTGGATGTTTTCTTCATGAAATTAAGTTGTTGTGCCTCGTAACGAAGTTTTTCTTTAAGAGGTTTACTAATCAATTTGTTTACACTATCTAGTTCAATCTCATTTTCTTCACAGTAGTGGATGACCGAATCAATGTAGTTCATACCTTGATTATGTAGTGCAATCTTTTCCACCTCCTGCGAGAATTTCGCAGCAGTCATAAATCTATCCTCAAGTAATTGTTTTTTATCCATATCGTTGTTGGTACTCGTCTATGTAACTCATTAATTTAATGAAAAATTCTTTCTTAGGAGGAAGTATTTTTACCTGAGTTTCACCGTTCTCACAAGCAACGATAGTCACTAGTTGTTTAACAGTTAAATCATACTGTTCTTGCAGCATACATGCATACGCTGTCTCTTGTACGAAATAATCATACAAGTATGCTTCTCTCTTAGGTACGGCTGATGTCTTGAAATCAATTATAGACAACACACCATCAAACTCAGCAATACAGTCAACCCTACCTGCCAATTCTAAATGCCTACTATAAAGGGCTGCTTCCTGTAGATACACATTATTTATGCGTTCTAGTACAGGTCTACTATGCTGATACATTAGAACAGGAAGTGGATGCTTACTGTATTTTTTAAGATCTAAGTTATTATTGATACAATCTTCTACAATAGAATGATACTTAGTTCCTCTATTAGTAGAACGAGAAGTGATTGCATCAGCTTTCTCTGCACCGACTCGCTTACGCCACCTAGCGATGCCAGCTTTCTTAGCAGAGTTATTACTAATCACTGTAGTAACTGATGGAAAATTATCTCCTTCTGGTGTAAGGTATAAACGTTTACCGTCTACCATCTCAGCAGACAATTCTATAGGATCAAGTCCTACATGATTATATAATTTCATAAACCCATATTGATTTTACTAATCAAATAAGATTTGACAAGACCAGAACGAACGATGTCATCTATACCAAACTCAACTAATGAAAACTCATCCATGTTCTGAATGATACGTTGGAAATCCATGATACCTGTACGTTCATTTACTCGTTGTAAATCAGATTGTGCAGCGTCACCACAGAATACAATCTTACTGTCCTGTCCAACACGAGTGATGATTGAATCAAGTTCGTGGAAGTTTAGGTTCTGACACTCGTCAATGATAACGATAGCATTGTCAAGTGTTGTACCTCTTATAAAGGAGGTAGACCAGAATGAAACAGTTTCCTGTGCCTTCAGATTATCATACAACATTTCATACGAATTGTCATCTGGCATCTCAAACATGGACTGAACCATATTCTTATATGGTATCTGATATAGAGAAGACTTATCTTCATGGTCACCAGGTAAGAAACCAATCTCTCTAGTAGCTACTAGAGATCTAACAATGTATATCTTATCGTATAGTGTATACTCATCAAGTACATCCTTCAATGCTTTATACAATGCAATGAATGTTTTACCTGTACCTGCTACACCATAAGCATATAACATTTGTCCTTTGTCCCACTCATCAAAGAAAACCTTTTGATTATCAGTGATAGGTTCAACAGAAAGCATATGCTCTCCACCTATAGGCTTACGTCTTTTCTTTTGTTTAGCGGTCATACCTTGACCGATTGACTTAGTTGTCTTCTTTCTAGGCATGTTAGTATCTGTATTTCTCAGTGATAGTTTTGTTGTTTACATATTCTGCTTTAGGAAGAACTTTATTCTTCATAATATCTACCCAACCAGGATGTGTTGATGCCATCTTGTCTCGCCACTCTCCTACTTCACCAGCAGAAGCACAACCTGCTTGCCAATCTTTATCCCAATCGGGATTGTCTTTTCTCCATTGTTCATATTCTTTCATGGTCATGGAGAGTTCTTTAGTCTCTTCAGTTTTTAAATTTTTTACAGGATATGTTGGCATTAGTTTCCTCCTTTGAGTTCGTAAGATCTCTTTATAAAACCTAGAAGAATATTCCACAATGATTTAGTGGCACTACCTTCTACTTCATCAAACAAATACATATTTAATCTGAATGCATTGTTTGCTTCTTCTATTAAGGCATCCTTCATAGCATCATCTAATTCTAATGTATCTAATACTTGTCTGTAATTTGTCTTCCACTCCTTAGCATCTTCTATACGAGGGAATTCATAGAAGTGTAGACCCTCACCATTAGGTGGTTGAAGTGCTTTCTCTGCTATACCTTTAAGTATCTGACCACCAGATAGATCACCAATGTATCTAGTATAATGATGTGCTATTAAAAGGTAGGGATCTTTCTCTGCAACCTCATTAATCCTAGAACAATATTTATTACATGCTTCAGAAGGTTCTAATTTATCTCTCCACATAGGACCATAATAATATCTAAGATCTCGTTCCAATGTTGATGTACGATTCAAGTCTGCTGACCATGATTGTAATACTTCAGCTAAAGGATCTTTAGTCTCATCAATCCTCTGCTCCATGGTATCGTAAACATAATAGAAATTAGCAATAAGTTTGCTATATTTCTCAGGATCTACAACACCTCTAAGAAAACCAGCAACGAACTTAGTGTTCTCTGCTGCTGAATGTGACTTCTTAGTTCCTTCTTTAATTTGTTTTGAAAAAGTTACCATGATAATGCCTCTGATACTATTGGAAATTGTTCTTTGAAAACTGATCTAACATTCTCTGCTATGTCCATGTGTTCTTTCTGAGTACCATGTGCAGAACGTAAGTCTATGTAGTGTACCCATGAGCGTACACTACCAGTCATATAAATTCTGGTTGGTGTTGCTAGTGGGAGAACAAATCTCGCACACTCCTTCGCAATGCCGTTAGCCAAGAGTTCATTGTATAGATC